GTCAGCTAACCGCTGGGTGCTTGACATGTCCGGAAACATGACTGCGGCCGGAAGCGTAACGTCATTTTCGGACGAAAGACTGAAGAAAAATTGGCGTAATATGCCAGTAAACTATGTCACTCGATTGGCGCAAGTTAAAGTCGGTATATATGAACGTATTGATGAAAAAGATTTAACACAAGTTGGTGTATCAGCACAGTCATTACAGGAATTATTACCAGAAGCTATACTGACTGCAAATGATGATATGAAAACTTTATCTGTTTCATATGGTAATGCCGCTCTGGCTTCGTCCGTAGAACTTGCCAAAGAGGTTGTAGACCTTCGTGCTAGAGTAGCTATGCTCGAATCTCTTATTTCTAAATTGATAGATGTATAAGATATACAGCAATAAATATTCTATATGGTAAGTAACACAAAGTACTAAAATGGCTTTTATTTTTCCAACTTCACCAACAACAGGAACGCAATTCGTTGCACCAACAGGTTACATCTATCTGTACGACACAAGTGCATCTTGGACCACAAAGGGTGACACACAACCATCAAACCCTTTTACGGATTCTTTTAGATATAGAACAATATACACAAGAGGATATGTTTCAGCTGGATATAAAAGTGGTTCACCTTGGAGAAACGTAAACAAAACTCAGCACTCAACTGATGTGACTACTAATCTTGGAGACATGGTTGACTATAATGCTTCTTATATTGGCGGTGGCTTTAGTGACTATTATCATTATGTTTATGGAATGTCCGGTGCAGTAAATGGCTCTTCAACACACACATCATCTGTTAATATGTCAACAGATTCAGGAAGAACTCACAATTCTATATGGAACACAAAAACAACTAGAGGTGATACTGACGTATTGATGAACGGATCGTTAACCGTTGGTTATATAACTGCCGGAGGTTCTACAGCAACAGATAAACATAACTATGTAACAGAAACAATGTACAATGCAGGTTCTGTAGGAGCCAATCCTGCATCAGCTGGTGGTACAGCTGGTGGTATAGCTACACTGCATGGCCAGTTTAGAGGATGGATTGCAGTTAATAGCACCGCCGCATATATAGAATTTGCTACAGAAACATGGATTTCTGGTACATGGAGTTCGGGATCAGACGGACAACCTAAAGGGTTATCAACTAAAATGGGTTATGGTTATTGTGCAACAGGTTCTTACGGTGGTTCTGCAACTTATAATAAATGGAATGATTTTGTTCCAGGTACAACTGCTATAACAACAGTAGCCAGACCTGATACATGCGGTGAAGAAAATCACCAGATTGGCCAAAATCACGGTTATAGTTTGGGTTCTTACAATGGTAATCAAACAAACAATACACAAAAAATAAATTATCTAACTGATACTTCAACAGCTATGGGCTCAGACACACAACCAAAAGGACATGATGGAATGAGTTCAGGATGTTGCGGCACAGCCTCAGCATTCTTATTGGGTGGTGTATAATGGCTTTCGACTTCCCTTCGTCACCATCAGTTGGTAACACTTATGTGTCAGATAATGGTGTACTTTACATTTATGATTCTAATAGTTCATGGACTGTTTACGGTGACACACAAACATCAAATCCATTCTCAGCAAATCCTTTTAAATACAGAACAATATATTACAAAGGATATGTGGTAGGTGGTTATAAAGATACAAGCCCATGGAAGAACACCAATAAAACTATACATGCAACAGATACGACAACAAATTTAGGTGATTCGATAGATAGAAATGCCGCATATGTTGATGGAAGTTATAATGATTATTATCAATACATATATGCAACCTCAGAATCATGGCCTGGAACAGGAACATATACTTCGTCATACAATATGGTTACAGAATCTGGTAGAACCCACGATTCTGCTTGGGACACTAAACAATCTTACGACAGTTATGGTGATGCTGGTGTAATAATAAATGCGAATTTATCATTAGCATGGATATTAGGAACTGCAACAAACATAGATAAACATAATTTGGTAACAGAAGTTATGTATGCAACAGGTCAAGGTGGTTCAGCCGGCACTCCAGGGGATTTCGTCTGTGCATGGTATGGTCAATATTACGGTTGGGTAAAACAGTCTTATAACGGAAGCCGCAACCATAAAATAGAATTTGCTACAGAAACATGGAGTTCTGCTGGACTAACAGTTGGTACTGATGGCTGGGGTAAAGCACTGAAAACAAAAGAAGGTTATGCTTATGTTAAAAACGGTGGTAATACAACTGCAAGTGCATATAAAATAAATGATACAACTGGTTCAAATATTAGAACTGATTTAAGTTTTAACAATTCTGGTGAAGAAAATTATGAAACAGGACAAAATTGGGGTTATTGTTTAGGTGAATATAATGGCGCACAAAACAACAACACATATAAAGTGACCCACGGTACGGATACATATACTGTACTAGGGTCAACAGCACAACCAAAAGGGCATGATGGGATAAGTTCTGCCGCAATGGCATCAGCATCAGTTTGAGGACAAACACATGAGATATTTTTTAGCAAATTTTAAGAGAAATATTCCACAAGGAATTTCACAAGTAACATCAATGAGTGGTTTTCAGATATATAGTGTGAGTGATGAAGTGTTGGAAACTAATCCGTTTGACGGTGTAACACACGAAGAAATACCAGAAATTGAGGGTACAGTTGCCTGGAAATTTTATGGTGAAGTTAGAGGATATAGGTCTGCATATTCCGATGTTGAAGGCTTGGAGCCAGATGCAGATCAACTCGCACAAGGTAAAAGAAAAACAAAAGTTTACCACACACCAGAAACAGAAGCCGCAACGGTTAGTTTATTAAAGCGTGTGTTCAGGTTGAATGTTCAAGAAATATTTGACGCAAGAGATAGCAGAGATGGTGAACAAGAAATTTTAAATGCAATTGAATCTTGCACAACAGTTAGAGAAATTGCATATAAAAAGGAAGAATTATTGGGTATAGAAATGACCAGAACACAGTTGAGAGAATTGTTTATGTGGGATGAAACTACAGATTCAAGAAAAGGTAAGATGCATTTTATTTTAGGATTTTAATATGGAAAATAATCAGATTTATGAAATTGTTGAAAATTATGGCTCATGGGCAATGTCAGATTTTCAGTCGAGATACTTTGTTGTAAACTCACAAGTAACAAATTATAGGAGAGTTAGACAAGCATTACTGGAAATAGAAACCAGATTGGCAGCAAAAAGACAAATTGAAAGAAACGTATGGAAAACTAACACTCAAATCAAGATAGTCAATCGAGATATTGAAAATGAAACAGATGAACTAAAGAAAGAATTATTACTTATTGAGTTAGACCAATTCAATTATGATCTGAATGTTTATGAAAGAAAATACAAAGTATGTATGGAAGAGTTGGACAATTTTGCTAAAATAATTAAAGATATTGTTCCAACTGTTGATGATTTGAAAAGCTATGAGAAGCACGATGAAGTTGAAGAACGCAATTATTGGGTCACCAGAATGGCCAAACAAGCCGCAATGGATTTAATGTCTCAAGGTAGAATCGGACAAGGTAATTTAGATTCTATTGCAATGATGCCACTTCACGACCAAGAAGAAACCATTAAGGCCGCATTAAAATACAATACGGTTTTAAATAGAGGTATTGGTGTGTTAGAAAAGAAAGCCCTCGAAGAACTAGAATTGTCCCAAAATAAACCTGGTGACATGAATTATATTGATGATGTAGTTAAACAACAACTTAAAATTGAAAATAAAAATCAAGGTGAAAATATTTAGTATACCCCTCAATCCCAAGCTGAATGAGGAACAGTTCAAGGAATTCTTAGAGTTTTGTAAAACGTATAAAGATTACATATACGACATATACTTTACTTGCAGGATTGCACCGTTTCTTCAGGATGCTATGGGTGATATCTTCATACAAACAGAAGATAATTTATTTGCCATTCAAACCGCACTCCATGTCCAAAGAGAAACTGGTATTCCAGTATCTGCAACTTTTAACAACATTGAAGTGCGGCCAGACCAAAAAAATCTGGACATTTGGATTAAAAATTTTAGACCATTGTATGAGTCTGGAATCAAAACCTGCACTTTACCACATACACATTGGATGAAAACTGGTCAAATTAAATCAGAATTTCCAGACTTGTTTGTAAAGAATACTATTCTTCGGAATGTAAGTGAAGCCAGAGATGTTGCAAATTTGGCAGAAGCTGGTTTTGATTACGTAAACCTAGACCGAGATTTGATGAGGGATCAAGTAAGACTTGGTGAAATTAAAAAAGTAAAAGAAAAATACAATATAAAAATTTCACTTCTTGCTAATGAAGGTTGTTTAGGTGGTTGTCCAGTAATGGATGAACACTTTCAGTTCAACAACACAAGAACTGGACCACAATATTTCAATGACCCAATTAGTAGAGTCAGTTGTCCACAATGGGACACACACGACAAAGCAATCGCATTAAAAACGGCAAACTTTCCACCTTGGAGAGAAGACTGGATTGAATTGCTACAGTATGTAGACGTAATCAAAATGCATGGTCGAGAAAGCACCGACAGAATGTTTGAAACTATGAACATCATCAAACGTTTTGCAAATAACGATGAGGTTTTATTTGATACATTTGACGACTATTTGAAAGAAACCGGTCTTGAAAATAAGCCAATTGATATCTGGCGCAATAAGATAAAAACATGCAAGTTTGATTGTTGGGATTGTAACTACTGTGATAAGGTTTGGCATGCCAAAGGCAATACAAACAACAAAAAAGTTGAAGCTGTAGCAAACATATTAGTCGATTCGGTAAATGTTAAATTGAACCGAACAGTAGAAGGTATAACTGCAAACCGAACCAGACAATTATTGAATCAATTAGGTAAAATATCAACGTCATATCTAGAAATTGGTGTTTTAAATGGTGGTACTTTCTGTAGTACTTTGGATGGAAATTCACTCAAAGCATATGCGGTAGATTATTGGAAAAGTGAAACACAGGCATCAAACGGAACAACAAACATAAAAACGTCAAAGCAAACATTCATAGATAATGTTAGACAGTTTAAAAATGATAATACCGTTAGACTTTTCGACAGCCATTTTTTACAGGTCGATAAAAAACAAATAGAGTACATTGATATGTTTTTCTATGACGCTGAACACTCACATGAGATGACAAGTGCCGCAGTTAGGTATTTTTCAGATAAATTTATAGATGAATCCATATTGATTTTTGATGATGCAAACTTTGACGGAGTAGTTTCTGGAGCAAAAGAAGGTATCAAAGAAGCAGGTTTAGAAGTAATTTATGAGAAACTAATTCTAAATGAAATAGAAGATCCAGACCAATGGTGGAATGGACTGTATATTGTAATTATTAGGAGATAAAATGTTTTTATTGAAAGGTTTAGAATATTTGTGGATGTTGGTATTCATTATGATTACGGCTGGTATTGCAAAAGAACAAAATCTTTTCGCTAGTGCGTTTGCATATATTCAAGATACTGTTAAAAGCAATCGTATAATGGTTGCATTGGTGTCAGCAATTGGTGGAATTTTACCAATCGAGGGTCGAGTTACAGTCAGTGCTGGTGTATTAGACACGATGTGTTCAAATCATTCACACAATCACGGTAGAGAAAAAATGGGTATCGTGGACTACCTTGGCAACCACCATTATTATCTTTGGAGCCCATTAGAAAAGACAGTCATTTTACCAATTGCCGCATTTGGTTTAACTTATGCCGCATGGATGTCAATGGTTTGGCCACTTCTTGCAGTATCACTTGCATTCATTGCAGGTTACATTTTTTTCACAGTTAAAGAAGAAGATATACACATCGACCGCACCGGTGACTTTAAAATTTCAGCAGTTCTTCGGAACGTTTTACCTTTCTTTACCGCAATAGGTGTATACATTTATATGGGTGGAAAAAATAATGTCTTTGAAATCTTTGGATTGCTTGCATTATATTATTGTTTGATTACTCAAACCTGGGATTACAAAAAGATTTTTAACTATATTAACTGGCAAGTTGTTCTTACCGTGGCGGTTGCTATCATTCTAGGCAACTATTTCAAATCACAAGAAGATATGTTCAAAGCATGGTTGACAGGTTCGGTTATTGATCCAACAACATTTGTGGGTATGGCAACGATCAGTGCAATCGGTTTTGTTGCCAGTTTTCTGATGGGTAGTAGCGGAAAATACATAGCATTTGCCGTATTAACCGCACAGGTTTTTGGAGTAGAATATTTCTTATGGTTCTTTGCTGTTGATTATGTTGGATATCTAGTAAGTCCAACACACAAATGTGTTGCCGTTGGAAATAGATACTTTGGAACTCCATTGGCTACATACTATAAAGCATTAGGAACTTGGGGAGCATCAATGCTTTTAGTGGCTGGTCTATTCACCTTCCTATAAATATACAAGAATCGGGAAATGAGAGAATAATGTCTATTACATACAACTACAAAATAAACACAAAAAAGAAAATCAATGAAAATGGTTTTGAAAATGCTCTCGTTCAGGTTTATTGGGCGTTAGTGGGTACAAATGAATCCGGACAAACCGGTAGTGTATATGGAACATCAACGTTTTCAACAAATGAATTAACTGGTAATTTTATACCATTTGACGAAGTGACAGATGAAACTATTGTTTCTTGGATACAAAATAGGGTCACAGAAGAACAAGATTCATATATGAAAACAAATATACAACAACAACTATCCACATAGAAATTTATAGGAAAATTATGAACGAACAAAAAGTAACAATTGAATTGACTATTCCACACCTCAACATCGTACTTAATGGTATAGCAAAACTACCAATTGATGTTGCCCTAGAAACCTTTAATTTAGTACAACAACAGGCACAAAAGCAATTGGGTCAACCAAGTTCAACCATGCCACCAGGTCCATTGTCCAGCAAAGTAATTAACTGATTTATATAAGGTAATTGGGCAATAAATACCTTATAATAAGGAGAAATTTTAATGCCTTCGGTTACCAATAGACAAACATTTAAAGAATACTGCCTCCGCAGACTCGGTTTTCCAACTATCGAAATCAACCTTGATGACGATCAAATAGAAGACCGAATCGATGATGCGTTCCAGTACTGGCAAGACTACCATTTTGATGCGCTTCAAAAGGTATACTACATCAAGCAATTAGACGCAACTGATATTTCAAACAAGTATATCAATATGTCACCGAGTGTCACAAGAGATGCTGGTAATAATGCGGTAACGATTGTTGGTGTCACACGTGTCTTTCCAATTTCAGACTCGGTTAACACAAACAACATGTTTGACCTACGTTATCAACTCCGTCTGAATGAACTGTATGATTTTACATCGGCATCTTATGTTAACTATACGTTGACGATGCAACATCTCCGTTCACTTGAGTTATTGTTCACAGGTGAAGTGCCAATTCGTTATCAACGACACATGAACAAACTGTTTTGTGATTGGGGATGGGGTTCAGCCGTGAAAGCAGGTGATGTGGTGATTGCTGAATCGTATGCAATGATTGACTCTGCTCAATACGCATCGGTCTGGAATGACCGTTGGCTCAAAGAATATGCCACAGCACTCATTAAGAAAAATTGGGGAACTAATCTTAAAAAGTTTGCGGGTGTTCAACTTCCAGGTGGAGTTGTTTTAAACGGGCAAGTAATTTTTGATGAAGCAACGGAAGAAATTAAAGCGTTGGAAGAAGAAATGTCCAGCAAGTACGAATTGCCGGTAGATTTTTATTTGAACTAACATGGCGACCAATTTATATTTTAATAATTTCGGAAGTAGTCCGGAACAAAGGCTCATGGAAGACTTGATGATTGAAACCATTAAAATTAATGGTGTGGATTGCTATTACATTCCAAATACTAATGAGTCTGCGAGAGATTTAATTTACGGTGAAGATCCATTAAAAAGATTTGATGCATCATATCCGTTAGAATTATACATTACAAACGTAGATGGTTATGAAGGTGAACGTGAGTTCTTTTCTAAATTTGGTTTAGAAATCCGCAACAATATGTCTGTGATTGTTTCAAAACGTTCTTTTTCACGTTGGGTACCACAGACATATCAAAGACCCAGAGAAGGTGATTTGATTTACATTCCATTCTTATCACAATCTGGTGAGATGTATGAAATCAAATACGTCAATTACTCTGAAGCATTCTATGTTTTAGGTAATAAGTATCCATATTTTTATAAACTCGAACTTGAGAAATTCAAATACTCACAAGAAACAATTGATGTTGGTATTTCAGATATTGATAATATTGTTAATCTAGATGCTTATAATATAACATTGAACGTGTCAGCAAATGTAAACTCAAATAACTTCATTGTTGGTGAAAGAGTGCGTGCAAATAATTCAGCAAACAATGTGGGAACAGTTGTATACTGGAATAGACCAGACGGTGTGTTGAAAATCACCGACATACTTGGAACTTTTGCAAATAACTCAATAATGCGAGGTGCAAATAGTAATGCAACATTTACTATCTCATCAACACCAGACACTCTCTTAGACCCACAATCTCGTGAAATGTATGATAATAAACTCATACAGACAGAGGCAACAGACTTTGTTGACTTATCTGAAATTAATCCATTCGGTACACCAACATGAGTTACGCATATCATAGAACAATTAGAAAAGTTGTTATCGCTTTTGGTAATCTTTTCAATGAAATTAAATTATCAAGGTATGATGATAACGGAGTAGAGCAGGAGAATTTTCTTGTTCCAATTGTGTATGGTGGAAAAGAGAAATACGTTTCACGTTTAGACGGCGATCCAGAGTTGGACAAAAAAGTACAGATCACGTTACCTATTATGTCGTTTGAAATGACAAATATGACTTATGATCCTTCTCGTAAGTTAAACACCAACATGAAGACAACAGCACACTCTGGTCAATCTGGATCTACACTGGCGGTTTATAATCCAGTTCCATTTGATTTTGAATTCTCACTCTTTGCATATGTCCGAAACATCGAAGATGGCGCGCAACTTATGGAAAAGATTCTTCCATACTTTACACCCGATTACACTGTAAGTGTTAATTTAGTTCCTGAAATGGGTATCATTAAACAGTTACCTATTATACTAAAAGGTGTTACGAATGAAGTTGATTATGAGGGTGATTATAATTCGAAAGTTCGAAATGTTATCTGGACGCTAACGTTCACTGTAAAAGGTTACCTGTACGGTGCAATTAGAGAACCTAAAATAGTCAGAACAGCAATCACAAACATACTTGATGATAACAAATTAAAATACAATACAGTAACGGCCACAATGTCTGCTGGTGGGTTTGGTAATTATCAACTTGATGAAATTGTATACCAAGGTTACTCTTATGAAACTGCAACTGCAACAGCAAAAGTACGTTCTTGGTATAGCACCACACGTAAACTAGAATTAACAGATTTGAACGGACACTTTGTAACTGGCACCGGTGTCAAAGGTTATACAACAAACACAACTTGGGTACCATCATCTTTTGTGGCCACACCAATTAATACGGTTAGAGTGGAGATAGAACCTAATCCACTTAATGTTGTAATGCCTAACAACTATACATATACCACACAAATAACAGAATTCCCCAATATTGTTTAAGTACAATACACCAAAAAATGTCCAAATTTGAAAACAGTATGAGTGAAATATTTGATGTGGTACCAAAGACCATCGAAAAAACCGAACACTTACCCGCAAAAATAGAATCACAAGTTACCAAAAACCTTGATGGTGACCTCGATGATGATTATCAAGAATCGAGACAAACACTTAAAGAGTTGGTTGTAAAAGGTAATCAAGCAATTGACCATCTCCTTGCTATTGCATCAGAGACAGAACACCCACGTGCATTTGAAGTTGTTGCTACTCTCATTAAGAATACAGCAGAAGCAAATGAAAAATTAATGGCGATGCAGAAGACCATTAGGGAACTAAAGAACATCAAGAAAAGTGATTCTGGTGTAAATGTTGACAAGGCTATTTTTGTAGGATCAACTTCAGAGTTATCAAAGTTGTTAAAAAACCGAAATGATTCTTAACAGTAAAACGTCTTATCGTGACAATCCACTTCTTAAGAAAGTTGGTGTAGAACACCCTTACACACAAGAAGAAGTTGACGAATACATAAAGTGTTCTAAAGATCCGGTGTATTTTGCAATGAAATACATTAAGATCGTTAACGTTGATGAAGGTCTGATGCCGTTTCGTATGTGGGATTTCCAAAAGGAAATGATTCAAACATACCATGAGAACCGATTTTCAATTACAAAATGTCCTCGTCAGGTTGGTAAAACTACCACCTCAGTTGCATATCTTCTTTGGCTCACACTCTTTTCAGATTCACAAAACATTGCCGTTCTTGCCAACAAAGGTTCATTGGCACGTGACATTCTTGCCAAGTATCAGTTAGCATATGAAAATCTTCCCATATGGCTACAACAAGGTGTTGTGACATGGAACAAAGGTAACGTTGAACTAGAAAACGGCTCAAAGATTATTGCGGCATCCACATCCAGTTCTGCTGTTCGTGGAGGTTCTTTCAACGTAGTATTCTTGGACGAATTTGCGTTCGTTCCAGCCAACATTGCCAATGAGTTCTTCAACTCTGTTTACCCTGTTATCTCATCTGGTAAGACTACAAAGATTATTATTGTATCTACTCCTAACGGCATGAATCTATTCTACAAACTCTGGATGGATGCTATTGGTAAAAAGAACGGCTACAAAACTTTCGAGATTCACTGGTCTATGGTTCCAGGTCGTGATGAAAAGTGGAAAGAAGAAACAATCAAGAACACATCAGAAGAACAATTCAGACAAGAGTTTGAATGTGAGTTCTTGGGTTCCACAAACACACTTATCTCTGGTTCCAAACTTGCACAGTTGGTATATAAAGAACCAATTGCCAAACATGAGATGCTTGACATTTATGAGTATCCAATTAAAGGTGATGAAGAACGTTCTGCTGACCACATCTATGCAATGACGGTCGATCCAGCGGAAGGCAGAAACTTGGATGCATCCAGTTTCACAGTATTTGATGTGTCTTCAATACCATACCGTCAAGTAGCAAAGTACAATTCTTCATCGATTTCTCCTGTTCTATTCCCAACCGTCATTTACAATACAGCTAAACTATTCAACGATGCATACGTTTTAATAGAGATAAATAACACACCACAGATTGCTGATACTTTACATCAGGACCTTGAATATGAAAACGTAGTAAAGATTGAAACTGGTAACAAAAAAGCACAAGCAATGGGTACAGGTTTTGGTCGTGGCATTCAGCTTGGGTTGAAAATGTCACCACAAGTCAAGAGAATTGGTTGTTCCAACCTTAAGACTTTGATAGAAAATGACAAATTAATTATTAACGATTTTGATACCATCTCTCAGCTAACAACTTTTGTGTCATCACTCAATAGTTTTAAGGCAGAAGAAGGTGCGAATGATGATATTGTAATGACTCTGGTCATGTTTGCATGGATGACAACACAACAATACTTCAAAGAGATTGTCAACCATGATTTGAGAAAGCAGATGCAGTTGGAAATGTTAAATCAATCAGACGAAGAAATGCCATCTTTTGGTATTTTTGATGATGGTACTGATAAAAATTACATCATAGAAGGTGGTGATGTTTGGATGACAAGAGAAGATGAGGATAAAATTTCTTCTAGCTTCTTTATGGGTTAACTATAAAACCATCAATTCATAAATATATTATAGGTTATTACTGCCAAATAACATTATAAAACAAGGAGAGTAAAATGGCGTTTCAAATTTCTCCAGGCGTAAGTGTATCCGAGGTCGACTTAACAACAGTTGTTCCTGCGGTATCTACTACAGCCGGTGCATTCGCTGGACCATTCCAATGGGGACCAGTAGGACGAAGAACACTCGTATCACACGAAACAGATTTAGTTAACAAGTTTGGTCATCCAGACGGCAACACTGCAACTTCATTCTTTTCAGCGGCTAACTTTTTAGCTTATGGAAACAATCTACAAGTTGTTCGTGCGGCCAACAGCAATTCTAGAAATGCTTCTTCAAATACGAACAATCTTTTGACAATTAACAATGTTGATGTATATGATACAGCATATATTACAGATTATAATACACAATCATTTGTTGCTCGTTATCCTGGTGCTTTAGGAAACTCATTAAAGGTTTCTGTTTGGGATTCTAACACCGCAAATGCAAATGCAACAGGTTCAACGTTCACATCTTGGACATACAAATCATATTTCCCTGCGGCACCAAATACTTCATCATATGTTGCCACTTCTGGTGGTGCAAATGACCAGTTCCACTTAGTTGTTGTTGATGAAGATGGTTTGTTTAGCCAAGGCGCTAAGGGTACCGTTCTTGAAGTGTTCCCATACCTATCAAAAGCATCGGATTCAACAGGTGATGACGGTTCAACTTCTTATTACAGACAAGTTCTACGTGACCAATCAAAGTACATTTATGCATTAGGTCCAGTTGATTCAGCAAACACATCTGATACATGGGGTCAAACTGCCAATACACAATTTGGTGGTTGCTTTATGGCCGCAAATAACGTAGGTTCAACAGTTTCACTTGGAGCCGGTACAAACTTACCTTTGACAACAGCAGATTACACAACCGCTTACGGTGAGTTCACAAACCCAGACGTTGTTGATATTTCATTAATAATTACTGGTGACGCAGGTGTGTCTTCAAACACCAGCAGTCCTATTACAGCCGTTGCCACGGTGCAACAATATACAATCGATTCTATTGCTGCCGCACGTAAAGATTGTATAACGTTCTTGTCTCCACCACAATCTGGTATTGTTGGCGGCGCAACTCCTGAAACTTCTGTTACCACTTGGATTACAACATTGGCACGTGCTTCAACATATGCTGTTGCGGATTCTGGTTGGAAATACCAATTCGACAAGTATAATAATGTGTACCGTTGGATTCCATTGAACGGTGATATTGCTGGACTATGTGTTCGTACAGACCAAACACGTGATCCTTGGTTCTCACCAGCAGGCGTAAGTCGTGGTGCAATTAAAAACGTTGTTAAATTGGCATGGAATCCAACACAAGCACAACGTGATGCCATTTATTCAGTTGGTGTTAACCCAGTTGTTTCTTTCCCTGGTCAAGGTACAATGTTGTATGGCGACAAGACTTTGATAACACAACCATCTGCATTCAGCCGTATTAATGTTCGTAGATTGTTCATTGTGTTAGAAAAAGCAATTGCATCAGCATCTAAGTATTCTCTATTCGAATTGAATGATGAGTTTACCCGTGCCCAATTTATTGCTTTAGTTGAGCCATTCCTACGTGACGTTAAAGGTCGCCGTGGCATTTATGACTACCGTGTTGTTTGCGATACCACAAATAATACACCTGAAGTCATAGATTCTAACAAATTCATTGGTGACATTTACATCAAGCCTGCACGTTCTATCAACTACATTCAGTTGAACTTTGTTGCTGTACGCACCGGTGTAAGTTTCAATGAAATCGTTGGCTCTGTGTAATAAATAATAAGAAATAGGAGACAATAATGGCTTTTAACGTAACAGAGTTTCGTGCAAATCTCATCGGAGATGGTGCCCGCCCTAACCTGTTCCAAGTCACAATGACTTTTCCAACCTTCACTATCGACCCAGTGAATTCTGGACAAGCACTAACATTCCTTTGCAAGACTGCACAATTGCCAGGTTCAACTGTTGGTACTGTTCCACTATATTACTTTGGTCGTGAGTTGAAGTTTGCTGGAAACAGAAACTTTGCTGACTGGACAATCACAATCATCAATGATGAAAACTTCAAAGTGCGTAGAGCATTCGAATCATGGATGAATGGTATTAATTCTCATGGTGGTAACTTGCGTAATGCAACTGCTGGTAGTCCAACAGGCTATTCAGTTGACGCTAAGGTTGACCAATTCGACAAAGCTGGTAATATTTTGAAGACATATAAATTTGTTGGAATATTCCCAGTCGATTTGTCACCAATTGATTTGGATTGGGGCTCTAATGATGCTATCGAAGAATTTACAGCAACCCTAGCATATCAGTGGTGGGAATCCGACTCTACTTCCTAATTATATGGGGGATTAATTCCCCCCTTTATGTTTACTTGAATTGGAAATAAACTAATATGGCACTAAATCTTTTCGGTTTCCAAATCTCCAGACAAAAGGCTGACCTTGAACAGCAGTCGGAGAAAACCTTTGCTCCACCTTCTAATGAAGATGGTGCTTTAACCATTTCGTCAGCCGCTTATTACGGCACATATGTTGATTTAGATGGCACAGCAAAAAACGAAGTCGAGTTGATTTCCCGATATCGTGAAATGGCAATGCAACCAGAGATTGAATCTGCGGTTGATGATATTGTCAATGAAGCAATTGTACAGAACGATGACGGAAAATCTGTTCGTATTATCATGGACGATTTGAAGCAACCTGAGAAAATTAAAAAAGCAATCGAAGAAGAATTCGGTGTTGTTCTTAGATTGTTAAATTACCAAAACATGTCTACCGATACTTTCCGTAGATTCTATATTGACGGAAGACTTTTTTATCACATCATTCTCGATGATAAAAGTCCACAAGACGGTATTAAAGCACTCAGATATATTGATCCACGTAAGATACGTAAGATACGTGAAATCAAAAAAGATAAAGACACGGGAACATCAGTTGATGTTGTGCAGACTGTCAACGAATACTACATCTATAATGATAAGGTAGTTTCGGGAACATCTTCAAGCTACGGACCAGTTGGTGTTCGTATCGCTAAAGATGCAATCATTAATATCAACTCCGGTTTGATGGACTCCCGCCGTGCTGTTGTGTTATCGTACTTACATAAAGCCATTAAACCATTAAACCAGTTGCGAATGATTGAAGATGCAACTGTTATCTATCGTATCTCACGTGCGCCTGAACGTAGAATCTTCTACATTGACGTAGGTAATCTACCAAAGTTGAAAGCAGAGCAGTATCTCCGTGATATTATGGTCAAGTATAAAAACAAGTTGGTGTATGATGCACAGACAGGTGAAGTACGTGATGACCGTAAACATCTTTCAATGATGGAAGACTTCTGGCTCCCTCGCCGTGAAGGCGGTAAAGGTACAGAGATTACCACTTTACCTGGTGGACAGAACTTAGGTGAATTAGAAGACGTTAAGTATTTCGAAAAGAAACTATACAAGTCACTCAACGTTCCAGTTTCACGTTTGAATCCAGAAAGTTCAGGCTTCTCATTAGGTCGTGTTGGCGAAATATCACGTGACGAAGTTAAGTTCGGTAAGTTTGTGGATCGTCAACGCCAAAAGTTTTCAGAGATATTTTCACAAGCACTCCGTGTACAGTGTGTACTAAAGGGTATTTGCACATCAGATGAGTTTGATGACTTTAAAGAAAACATTTATTTCGATTTCTTAAAAGACAATAACTTTGCCGAATTAAAAGAAGCAGAATTGGTACGTGAGCGTCTATCACTTCTCGGTTCAGTTGATCCATATGTTGGTCGCTACTATTCTATGGAATGGATTCAACGTAATGTTCTACGTCTATCTGACGATGACATTAAAGAGATGCAAAAACAAATTGATAAAGAAAAAGCTGCCGGTCTAATTATGGATCCAATGCAAATTGCACAGCAAGGACAACAAGAGTTGATGAATCCTGATGGTGCTGGCGCCGCAGGTGCTGGCGGTGGAGGCGGTGCACCAGTGCCTGCTCCAAATCCATCACCACAAGATAATGCACAAACACCTAAAGGCGATTTAAGCCTAAACAATGATTACACTCCAACGATGCGTATGCTTCAAAGAGTGTTATAAATATTTAATTATTAATGGAGAAGAATATGAATGATAATCTTAAAACGGTAGTTGATTATGCATTTCAAGATGATGCAGTAAAAATGCGTGATGCTTTGTATAATGAAATCAATGATAAAATCTTTGATGCGATTGAACAACGTAAACAACAATTGGCACAAAATTTAATTGCACAATATCAACCTGAAACAGAAACGGAATAATGAAAAGTCTAAAAGATTTTCTTCAGCGAGAAGTTATAGAAGAAAGTTCTCCAGATGAAAATGGAGATGGTGTGCTGTCGCCGACAGAATTACACCATCATTTAGATATTCAGAAACGTGGTACCGTTGACCTCGGTGACTATGCGGCACATATTATGTTTCACGCACATCATCCAGAATATCTTGCTCCAATCATGGAACAACTTAATGATGTTCAGAGATTACATGCGGCCGGACATGAAATAAATGCTCACGATCCTGTTCTTTCGAAGTTAAAAAACAACCGTGCTTTAGTGGCAACTTCAACTCCGGTTATGGAAGGTAAAACTTCTCAAACACGTGAACTGGATCCACCTGCCGTTTTAATTATGCGTAGAAAATCTGTACGCCAATTTCCAAATGGTCAACGTGTTGCTCTTTATTACGTAGATAAAATTAACAAGTATGTTACTGTTCCGTATGAAGATATGCAATGGTCTGCTAATGAAGAAACTGTTTTTGATAAGATTAAACAGGTAAATGAAGACAAGAAATCCATTGTTGTAGAACACATGGATGGTTCAACATCGGAGATAACTCCTCAAATGGCAAAACAGATGATGGAGTTACACAAAAAAATTAATGAGGCTAATAAAGCGAAGATGCTGGATATGTTGGAAGCCTCGGCAAAACATTTTCAAACTATCGCAAAGTTTTCTAAGGAATAAAAATGGCAAACGTATTTGGAATTAACGTATTAAAAGATGATACACAACACGTTGTTATTAAATTGACAGCTAGATTTGATGGCACAGGTCAAGAATCTAACACATCAAGAATTACAGCTAACTCACTGTCTGGCGCATTGGCTACCAATGGTTTTCTTGTAGCTAACACACAGGGTGGTTCTGCAAACACAACACTTCCATATTACGGTTTATCTGTAAACAGAATGTGGTACGATACTCCAGGCACTTCTAATACAGATGTGGAATTGTTTTGGTCTGCAACAGCATCAAATACTATATTCTATTTGAATTCGAATGGTGAGTATGATGGTGCTGGTAATTGGATTACAATTCC